TACGGGCTTTAAATTCAGCACCTGAAGCCTTAGCCGCCTTTATAATCTCATCTGCACCGTTTGTAAGTGCCTGAGTCCAGGTATAAACAAACGTCTGATCTCCAAACTTGTTCGCTCCAAAGATCGTTTTGGTTACACCCGACTCAAGACAGGTAAACTCAGTCTCATCCGCTGTACCCCAGTCAATGTCAAAGGCATCTTCATTACATACAAACTTTTCCCATGTTGAACCATCATCGTCACTTACCTCTACAACCGTTCCCGTGTAGGGAGTTTCTTCTGTATTTGCCATTATTTACTCCTTAATGTAAAATCTATAATTTGTCTAAAAAGTTCTTCCTCTTCCTCAAACCCGTCTCTGCTGTTAAGCACTTCCGGGTAGTGAACAAAAGCATATAAAGCACTTTTTACCTCGTTTTTTATGTTTTTAGCTTCAAAGTAAGATCTCGCATAGACATCTACCTGAAACCGGGTATCGTAAGAGCCTACACAGCCCTCGACACCTCTGTTGTCCGCATCGTTCACCACCGTGTAGACAAGTGCCGGTTTTTCACAGTCCTGCGGCATAACGAGAGGGTAAACCCTCCCGTCCACAGAAACCACAGAACTTTCAAGGTGAGAAAAGAGAGCTGCTTCTATCATCTGACAGCCATTTTTGCTATTTCTTTTTCTGTACGTTTGAGTGCGTACTGTTGAAATGCTTTCACAGACTTGTCCGCACTGTTCTCATACGCTGGTCGCATGTAAGGCTGCGGAGGCATATTTGAAGTGCCAAATTCAACCATGTGAGCATAATGCACTGTTCTGGTCGCTTTGAGTTTCCCTTTTTGCCCGCCGACTGTCACGTTTGCCGTAAATCTCATCTTGGTAAGAGGAACAACATAAAACTGAACATGCCCGCTTTCGCTTTTTCGCTTAGGAACCATACGGACAGAAATACTTTTTTTCAAAAGACCCGTCCGCTCCGGAACATTCTCTTTTGCCTCTTTCGCTATGACAGAAGCAGAAGCACGAGTAGCACCGACAACAACTTTTTGCTGAAGCTGTGCAGGAAGTTTTTTTAAAGCATCCTGTACCGCTTTAAACTCATCAGTTATCATGGTCTGCGTCCTCCTCTACCAAAAGTTGATTCATTTTGTCACGTTCACCCACGTTAATGACCGCGACAATCTCAAACTCACGCCCGCGACATAAAAGCCGCATTTTCGGGTTAACCCCGTTTAAGTACCGAATGGTCACCTGGTGAGTCGCACGAGCATGCTTCTCAGCACTCACATACTTCTCATCTCCCCGTAAAGGGTTTATGGCACACCACACTTTTGAAAACTCAGTCCACACTTTGGTCACCCCGCCGACAGCATCCACCGTCTCGGTGTAATCCTCTATGGTTCCCAAGTGTCTCAATGTTCCCGCTCTCATACCGGTACGATCCTGAAACTGTCTAGTAAATGATCGTAATACTGCTTTCCATCAGCACTAAATGAAGCACCAATGACAATATTTTCACGGTTTTCAAACATCGTAAGCCCGTAAATAAGCACCCACGACTGTATAGCATCCGGAACATCCGCATAACCGCTCTCAAACGTCACTATGACATTGTTCACCCCACCCGTTTTCACATCGGAAGGAATAGAGTCAAAGTAAAGCACCGCCGGGTAGGCAATGTCATCAAGCGTATAGTCGGTAAATGCCTGAGTCACCCCGTCAACATCAACATACTCAACCTTGGTCATAGAAACCAAAGGCGGCTTAGGCAAAGTCACAGAAGCCGGAAAGCTGTCCATGTGCCCTTCGTAAGTCGCTGTATTGAGTTGAAGATTCGTGATCTGCTCCGCCTTCTCAGTCGCAGCCTTAACCGTTCTCAAAATATCCGCATCTTCTTCAGTACCAAGCACCCTGTAAAAAGCTTTCGCCTCATCGAGTGTGACAGGTGTTTCAGTAGCAGGTGTTATGAGTTTTAGTTTCATCACTTCTCTTCTTTTTCTTTGTTGCTTGGTTTTTTACCTATCTTAGACGCAACCACAGCGAGAAAATTCTCACCATAACCGGCATCGATGCTCTCTAAGGCGGAAACGATCTTAACCAACTCTTCAAGTAATGCATTTGCTTCACCTTTAAGCTCTTTTTCTCTGGCAATAGCCACGATCTTAGACTCTTTCTCAAAAGCTTCTTTTTCAAGCTTCTCAGCCTTAGCCATGAGATCATTGTGCGCTTTCACCGTTTTTGCTTTTGCAATACCTTTCTTGATGAAGCGAAGAGCCGACTGATCGTCAAGCTCTATTTCCTCACCAATGGCATGAAGTTCAGCACCGGAAAGATGCTGAAGTAGTATAAGTTTCATATTAGATCCTTATGCGTTCTGTCCAGCGTTGAATGCTTCTGCAAGCATAGGCTTACCATCGACTCTTTTAGTCACTTTAAACCCAACAAAACCATTTGCAGCATAAAGCTCATCAAGTCTCTGGATAGACATTTGCCCTCTGTCCCCAATCTGGTAATAGTCAAAGTTTCCAATGACAACAAAGACGTTACCTGTTCCAAGCTCTGCCATATCGTTATCAATCACAATAGGTCTGCCAAGAAGGCTTGGTCTTTCCCCATCATTCATGCCAGGAGAGTAAAGGTAGTTACCGTCACCGTCTTTAAGCTTTCTGATAGACTTTTCCGTCTTATCAGTCATTCTCCATGTAGCACCGGCTCTATACTCTTCTTTCAAGTCATAATAAATATCAATAAGCTCATCAGCTGTCACAGCTGCAACAGCTGCTGTAGTTGAAGAAGCACCTACAGAAACAACTCCTGGTGCTGCATAACCAGTAGGCATGTTTGTACCCGTACCAACTGCAAATGCAGGAGACTCAGCTTTGTCAATACCTTTGGCGATCTGACCTGCCATGTACTGATCAAAGTTGATCATGTTGTCCTGTAGCAACTCTTCAGATACTTTGATAATACCACCAAGCTTATGCGCTGCGATGACACCATTTCCAAAAGAAGAAGCAGTCTCGCCATACGCACCGCCTTCAGCGATCCATGCGAATGTTGGTGCATCACCTTCAACAGGAATGTTAAGTGTAGACTCAGTCATGATCACATTTGAAATTTCTCTCGTTCTACCCATAGCATTGAGCTTTTCAAGTACCGTTCTCTGGTAAGACTCAGGGACAATGTATCCACCCTCAGCATCAACACCCACTGTCATAGCTGCTCTAAAGTCTTTCATGTCTCTACCGGCTACAAAAGCATCAAACCCAGCTCTATAATCTTCAGTATTTGTTGTTTTTGCTTCAGGCGTATTTGCCATAGGCTCTGTAGTAGGCTGGCTCAAAAGTGTCTCTCTTGCTTTTAAAGATTCAGTTCTCTTGATGCTCGCATCGATCTTCTCGTAGCTTGCCTCAAGTGCTGTGTACTCAGTTACCTGATCGTCTGTCATTTCCGGGTGTGCATCCGCAAACGCACGAAGTTGTTTTAGTAGGTCTGCACGTTGTGTAAACTTATCCATTTGTTCGTTCCTTTAAATTTAATCTCGCATTAATTGCGTTTACTTTAGAAGAGTTTTTAACCTTCTCTTCATCCTCGATGTTCACCCCTTCTTTTGACGGCATCGGGTCTTCCGTTTCTTTAGTCTCATCTTCCAAGAGCGCAGCCGCTTCCTGGAAGTCTTCATCTTTGTAGCGTTGGTTCGTCTCTTTAAAACACGATTTAAAAGCTTCAGAAGCCAGTGCTTTTGCACCCTCTTCATCTTTCTCATCCTCTGTTTCTACAAGTTCATCCACAAACCCTGCTTCCATCATCTCTTCACCATAAAAGAAAGTCTCATCATCCATCATTTTGAAGATTTCACTCTCCTTTTTTCCGGTAGCAGAAACATACTTCTTTGAAATGATCTTTGAAAGCCCAGCCACAATGTCAGCCTTCTTTCTAAGCTCGTTATGATCACCCCATGCAAACACAGAAGCATTGTGGATCATGTAAACAGCATTGTCATTTGCTTTTATCACATCACCTGCCAGGGCAATGTAAGAAGCAATGGACGCTGCCAAAGAAGTAATGACCACAGTCACCTCTCCTTTGTCATACTTTTTTAAAGCATTAAAAATTTCTATACCCTGAAACACAGACCCGCCGGGGCTTGAAATCTCTACGGTAATGTCCCCGTTGGCACGTGAAAGTTCCCACTGCACATCTCTGGCAGTAGTGGTCCAGCCTATTTCACCATCAATCTTGATTATTGTCATTTTGTATCTCCTTTGTTTAGGTCTTCAACACTGGTCATGTTCATCTGCACATAGCGAACATCACCCTCTTTACCGATGGAATTCATATTTTCCAAAGCTCTCACCTCGTTTATGGTCAAATTTCCCATGAGTTGCATGGTTTTGTACCCTTCAGTTCTTGTTTTGTAGTCACCCCTAAGAAGTGTGTCAACATTGAACTTTATGCTGTACTTCATCTGCTCTTTTTCAGAAAGCAAAAGCATCAT